CAAGGCTCAAGTACCGGTTGTTGATATTGGCTCCATAAGCGAGCTGAGAGGTAGTGCACAGGTAGTTAGAGATCAGCCTTATGGGGCAGAGTTATCTTTTCCTATACAACAGCTGGACAATGTAAAAACTCAGTCTGGAGCTGTAGCCATAACCTTTGAGGATGAAACAGTCGTCCGAGTGATGGACCATAGCAAACTTGTAATCAATAGCTACATCTACGATCCTAACCCAGCCAAGAGCGAAATGGCTTTACGTTTTGCATCTGGCACAGCTCGTTTCGTTACAGGTAAATTTAATAATAAAAAGAAAATACGCATACAGACGCCATCTGCGGACGTTTATGTGCGTGGAACAGATTTTACAATCACTACCACCCCGGAAACGGGCGCCTCATTGGTGATTCTATTGCCTGGTGTTGACGGCAAAGTAGGCGAGATAGTCGTAGAAACGGCGATGGGACAAGTCATACTAAACCAGGCCTATCAAGCTACCACAGCCATGACTTATAACCAGGCTCCATCCAAACCCGTAACACTAGACATATCACTAGAATTTATAGATAACATGCTGATTGTAAACCCTCCACCAAAACGTGAGGATCTTACAGAAGAAACACAACAACAAGGCACAGCTGATTATCTGGATTTTTCAGATCTCGATATAGATTTCTTGGCAGAAGACTTCTTGGATAATGAAGCGGATTTGGAGTTTACAGAGCTCGATATAAATTATCTGGATGTAAACTTTTTAGAAGATCTTTTAAATGTTATTGATGCCTTGGCTATTGATGATGAAGACGATCAACTAAACCAAATAGCAACCGGTATTACTATAGCCGGTACTAATATTGGCCAGGACAAAGACACGCAGATTACCACCATTATTACAGGTCAACAGATCAGTATTCGTAGATCTGTAGGAGACACCTATCGCCTAGACTTAGACGGATCTAGCGCATACACTCTTATATTGTTTCAAAATGGGGTAGAACATGTTGTCAAGGTTAATGGCGGATCTTCTAATATAATTACAATTAGGCAAGGAAATTGATTAAAAAATATATATTCCCAGTTCTACTTATTGGCTTGGCTCTGCCTTTATTAATGCAGCTCACGCCATTAGAGATCCTCAAGCTCAAGACGTTTGATGCTTTTGTAAAAGAGCAAGATCCAACGGGTAATTTTGTTATCCTGGACATAACCGAAGCTGATATAGAAAAAGAAGGTGGCTGGCCATTACCCAGGAGAAGATTAGCTGAGATCCAGGTAGATCTACTCAATGCGGGTAGTTTTTCACAAGCCTGGGCCTTAACCTTTCCGCAACCGGATAGATTAGGAGGGGACGAAGCCTTTGCAGAAGCCTTGAGCTATGGGCCTTCTGTTCTGGCTATGTTTGAATCAGATACAGGCAACTACCCTCCTACAGTCGGTACAGTTATTTTAGGAGAAGATACAGGAGGAGGATATGAGGCCAGGGGTGTAGTAGAAAACATCGATATACTTAAAACAAATGCCTCTCAGGGGGTAGCATCCGCTCCTACAGATGTTGATGGCCTGGTGAGGCAATACCCTTTGTTATTGCGTACAGAAACCGGTTTTGCGCCAAGCATGGCTTTAGAAATATTGAAGCAACTTACAAACCAGGACACGTACATTATAAATATGACTGATGGTGAGATACGTATACCATCACTACAGCCTATATCAGTAGATTCAGCACACAGAAAGTGGATCTCTTATGTTGATACTCCTGTTATTACTTTGGACGATTTATCCGGAGCCAAAGACAAGATAACCATAATAGGAACCTCTGGTGGCGGGATTATGCCGCAAGTGCCTACTAGCAAAGGTTTGATGTACCCTCACTATTTGCAAGCAGCTGTAGCAGAGTCAATATTGATTGAGGACTCGCCCAGGATCCCTGAGTGGCACCTGGGAGCTGAGTTAGCAATATTTATGCTCTTAGCGCTCATGTCGTGGTTTCTAACGCAAAAGTTAAGTATGAGTGTAGGATTGATATACTTCGGCATATCGGCCAGCTCTGTGGCTGCATTTGGCTATTACACCATACAAGATGGTTTGTTATTGGACGTAACCTGGTCATTAATTAGTCAATTCATAATTGGCAGCACGTCGTATTATCTAAAATACAGAGAAGAATACATACTTAGACAGCAGATCAAAAAGCAATTTGAACATTACTTGGACAAACGCCAGGTCCAACAGCTCCAGGATAATCCGGATCTTCTCCAGCTCGGAGGATCCAGGCGCTACATAACAGTGCTTTTTACAGACGTTCGGGGATTTACTTCCATGTCAGAGTCAATGTCCGCAGAAGACGTGACCTATATAATGAATCGAGCTTTGACGGCCCAGGTAGAGGCTGTAAAAAAATATGGGGGCATGGTAGATAAATTTATAGGCGATGCGCTTATGGCCGTTTTTTCAGCTCCTTTGGACCTAGAGAACCATGAAAGCAAAGCAATCGAGTGTGCTATACAAATGCAAAAGAATATGGAGGATCTAAACATAGAGCTAGAAGAAGAAGGATTGCCTCCGGTCACAATTTCCGTAGGAATTAACAGCGGTGAAGCTATTGTAGGAAATATGGGATCTGATACTAGGTTCGATTACACTTGCATAGGCAGTCCGGTAAATGAAGCTGCTAGGCTTGAGTCAAGTTGTAAGGAAGTTGGTGTAGATCTTATTATAGGCAGAACGACAGCTTTGAAATCAGATTACACCCTAAAAGAGCTGGATCCGATTAAAGTGAAAGGAGTAGGAAGACCGCTCGTAATTTACACGTTGTTAGATAATTAATACAAAAGATGCAAATTATTGTAAAAATGTATTAAAATCACTAAAAAGGAAAAACATGAGTAAAATTTTATTAGGTGTTATTGGGGTTTTAGTCTTTATATGTTCGGTATTGTATTGGCAAAACTCAAGACTATCTGCTCTGAATGATGCTTTTGAACTCCGGGACGCCGAACAAAAGGCAGCCATAGAAAGTTTACAAAATGATTTTGAATTACAAACATCATCGTTACTAAACTTACAATCTAAAAATCAACAAATAGAAGCTGAAATGAGTAGATACCTGGACATATTCAAACGTCACAATCTAACCAAATTAGCTATAGCAAAACCTGGGTTGATTGAAACCAGGGCAAATAAAGGAACTAAAGATGTATTTGATAGCATTGAAAAAGACACTGTTGGCATTGACAGTCTTGACGATGGCTTGCAGTTGCAGCCTGATACCAAGTAAAAAAGTAGAAATAGTCACAAAGCCAATAGAAAGAAATATCGTACAACCGATATTACCCAGGGCCGTAGATCTCAAAGATCCATATTGGTATGTGGTATCAGAAAAAAACATAGAAGAGTTTTTACAAAGAGTTGAAAAAGAAGAGGGAGCTGTAGTATTTTTTGCAATGTCAGTGCCAGATTACGAGTTGATGGCTTATAACATGCAAGAGCTTAAAAGATACATAAAAGAACTGAAAGAAGTGGTTGTGTATTATAGAACTGTAACAACAAAACCAGGAGAGAATAATGAGTAAGTCACCAGACGCTTTTGTTTATAAATGTAAATTAAGATCTGTAACCGATGGAGACACTATAAGATTGGAAACTATAGATCTTGGCTTCTCTGTGCAATTACACAATAAAGCTGTACGAATCAACTCTATTGATACTCCAGAATCTAGGATTAACATAAAAAGATACCCAGAAAGAGCAAAAGAAAAAGAGCTTGGTTTACTAGCAAAACAAAAACTTAAAGATTGGTTGGTGGGAGATATTACAATTAGATCTTATGGAACAGATAAATACGGGAGAGTGTTAGCGGATGTCTTTTGTGAAAAAGGTAACATTGCTGATTTACTTAAAAAAGAAAATCTTGCTGTCGATTATCACGGCGGCACAAAAGTTAAAAAATGGGGAGAGTAATATGGAAATATCACAAGAAGGCATTGCGCTTATTAAGCGCTTTGAGGGATGTAAATTACAGGCATATAAATGCAGCGCGGGAGTACCTACAATTGGTTATGGATCAACACGGGGAGTCACTATGGATATGGAAATATCACAGGACAGAGCAGAGGCATTATTATTAGAGGATGTATCTGATTTTGAAGAAGAAGTGAACAAATGTGTTGAGGTGCCTCTTTCGCAAAATCAATTTGACGCTTTAGTAGCCTGGACTTTTAATTTAGGTGGATCCAACCTTCGTAGCTCAACCATGCTTAAAGTTTTAAACAACAGCGAGTACGAAAAAGTGCCTAGCGAAATGAAACGCTGGAACAAGGCCGGTGGAGAGACGCTCCAGGGATTGATACGCAGACGCGAGGCTGAAAGTTTACTATTTAAAAATGAACCATGGCATGAAGTATAACGATATGCAATACTACCCACAGGCCCATAGGCTTAGAGTTGGGTGGTTTATACGTCACTACCTGACCACCTAACTCGACTATGAGCGACGTATCGTACAAAGATTTTGATATATTATCTGAGCAAGACAAGGCAGAAGCTTTGGCCTTGTTGAACCGGTACGATCAACTAGAAAAACAAGATTCTTGCCAAAACGATTTTATTTCTTTCGTTAATCACATGTGGCCCGATTTTATTGAAGGCAGACACCACAAAATAATTGCAGATAAATTTAATAAAATAGCGGAGGGTAAGCTCAAAAGACTCATAGTATGTTTACCACCTAGACACTCTAAATCTGAGTTTGCATCTACCTTTTTTCCGGCCTGGATGATGGGTAGGCAAGGCAATCTCAAAATAATACAAACAACACACACCGCAGAGTTAGCAGTACGATTCGGTAGAAGAGTAAGAAACATAATAGATAGCGAAGAATATCAACATATTTTTCCAGAATTACAGCTCCAGGCAGACAACAAATCAGCTGGTCGTTGGACCACAAACAAAGAGGGTGAATCCTTCTATGCTGGTGTAGGCGGTGCGATTACAGGTCGTGGTGCGGATCTTCTTATCATTGACGATCCTCACTCTGAGCAAGATGCTCTGTCACCAAAAGCTATGGAATCGGCTTATGAATGGTACACCTCCGGCCCCAGGCAGCGTCTACAACCAGGGGGCATAATTGTGATAGTAATGACAAGATGGAGCACCAAAGATCTGGTAGGCAATGTCTTAAAAAAACAATCAGACGAGTATGCGGATCAATGGGAGGTCGTT